TTATTTTTTTAAAATCATGTCAATTTTTGAGTGGACTATATCTAATAACCCTGTTACTGTGCTGTTTCCGCCGTCTCGCATATTCTCGAGAATGCTCAAAAACTCAACAGAGCCGAGATACAGCCATACTAGATTGACTGCGAATGCATAATTGCCGGCCATGAAGTCAAAGCACCATGCACCGCCAGTAGCTAGGCAATAAGTGAGTACCTTTGTTATAAACGGCTTTCGCATATGCTTAGAGGATATTAACCCCTTACCCCAAGCGGCAGGAATAGCGATATACTTATCAGAACCGCTTATATTCTCTGGGCGAGCCCCTAAATCAATTAGCATTTGATAGCCGATAGCAGCCCATTTAGTTACTAGGTCTAATAATACTAGTATTATAAAGATACCCAACACCTGAACATGCTTTAGGCCAATCATATAGATAGCTACCTCAGCAATAATAGCCAAGATAGCTTTAAGCACAAAGGACTCTGTAAGAGTTCGCCATGCCTCGCTCATGAAATTTGTTAATTCTTGCATTTATTCCCCTTACCACGTTTAAATTATGCCTGCACCCATGTTTTAGATTTTTTATCAAAATACTTGGTTTCATTTTGGTTATAAATTTTACCGCCATTCAATAGCATATTAGATAAAGCCTCAACATCGGACGCCTCATTTAACACCAATTTAACGAGGCTTACCATGTCGATTGTTTGGAACTCATTACCCTTTTGCATCACAAAACTAGGGATATGAATTTCTGTTACATCTGCGCAATTATTAAAAGCGGTTTTATCAATTCTAACTGCTTTAGGTAATTTGATTGTCTTGGCGGAGTTACCAAATGCATAAGCCCCTACTGTCGTAACCTCTGGGAACTCGTAATTTTGAGTATCGTAATCATTTGCAAATTCATAATCACCGATTGTTGTTTTAGTGCCGCTATTTCCATGCACTTTATAAGTACCGATAGACTCATCTAGTAAGTTGAAATATTCAATATCCACATCATCGGACGCAAAAGGTGTAGTTAGGTTCAATTTTGCTTTACCGCTATCCTCGATAACTGTAGCACTTTGCACACCTTGACCACTCAAAGCAACTTTAAAATGAGGCTGCCCATATACATTAATATAGGTTTGTCCATTTGCTGGTTGGTCAAATTCAAGAGGCTTAACAGGAACATCAATACTATTACCCATTAGTTCGATAAGCTTAGTTAGTATTGTATCAAGTTGAGCGTTAGGCAAATAAATATTTTTGCGTTTTAATGCTGTAAACGCATTATGTACTTCAACTTTTGCTTTTAAAGAGTCTAACCATTCTTGACGAGAGCCCTTAAAGCCCTCTAATTGTGCGATGTCGTAAGCACTTAAACCGTCAGCACCATTGCGGCCGTCTGTTCCGTCAACGCCTTTTAAGCCTGGAATGTTAATATTCATATTGACAGGTTTTTCGCCTAAGCCTAGATTTACATTTAGAGGTTTATCAGCTAATTCAACTAAGATTTTTTGAAGTTCGTTTGGCATAATTATTTCTCCTTTTAATTAATGCATTGATACATCATAAATGAAGTTAATTTCACCCATGATCATTTTAAAAGTATTATCGCCTACAACAAGAAACACATCATAAATGCCCTTAGTGTAGGTTTTATTAATAGTTAAAGTTTCAGAGCTAGGTATAGTAACATATACAGTCTTATCCTGTATCTTCGTTTCAGCCTCAAATAACAGCTTACCTTGAACACTACGAACTTTGCATATTGCACGCCCTGCCGATATATCCATATCAGTAGTTAGTGTATATGCTCGCCGCCAGTCAGCCCCTATATGCAAAGTTTCGTTTTCTTTGCGTATAAAGTCCATATATACCCCCTTTACCAAAATGAAATTATTAATAAATCAGCCTCGCCATAATAACCAAATCGGCCACTATTATAAAAGAAATAGAAATAGCCCTCTTTAGTTACGCCGCAGCCTCTATACCAGCGGCCGTCATTGCTTTGACTGGCTGCATTATTCTTCGCATAACCTCGGCCATATGAGAATGTTCCACAGTTTGGGCTATCTCCGTTTGGAAAGAAAACTCGATTTTGCAACGGCTCGCCATGTAGCCAATATCCGCCTTCGAGGTCGTCCATCCTGCCACCGTCTGGCTTTCCGTTCCAGTACATCGAATATCGGTTATTGAAGTCATGTATCTTGCGCATATCCTCATCGCTAAAATATCGACCATTTAATTTATATGTGGCCTCTTTATTCATTTTTATGTTGGTTGCATAAAATAAACAGCGCTCATAATTGTAGCCACTAGGCAGGTTAATTTTTTGACCGCTTACAACGTGCACACTCATAAAATTAGTATTTTTAAGCGGTTCGCCATTTGCATATACGCTGTTTGCGTCTATCCTAGAGCCTGTAATATTTACACCTCTGATATTGCCATCTGCGTCAACGCTAAAAGTATCGGACGCGTTCTTGATCGTAGTCCCTATGATCGTGCCGCCTTTTAATTCCCCGACATTAGCCGTGATCGCCGATAAGCTATCCACCTGCATTTTATCTGCTGTTACAGCCTTCGCCTGAAGCATTTTGTTTGTGACGATATTATCGTCAAACAAAGCCTGGCCTGTTACATGAAGCAGCCGGCCGTCGATCCTAGTCCCTGCAGGAGTAAGATTGATCCTGCTTACTATTTCAGATCCTGTTAGGCTATTGAGCGCATCTTTAACCTTCAACTCAACACCACCAGCAACCTGCGTGATTTGAGACGATAGGTGCTTATTTAGATCGGATAAAGAGCGCTGGAAGCCGGTTGCTTGATCCACTAATGTCGAGCTAAGGCCTGATATGTCAGATTTAACAGTCCCAACTTCATTTGATAGAGCTTTGACCGCACGATCCATGTCGGCTATTCCTGTGTTCTCAAGATCTAAAAGGTCCTTGTCAATTTTTGCCTTAACGGTAACATTGATCGGTCTTGTACGCGGCCCTTCACCGAATAGATCCACATAAGCAACACTCACAGAGTAAACGCCAGCTTCTACAGGGATACTCATTGCATTTGTAGATGTAAAATATACCGCCGTATCAACGTATATATTCGCGCCCTTGCAGCCAGGAGGAATGGCCTGGAACATTACACCGATCCCGCTTATAGTTCCCGTCAATTTAACATTGGTCGGAGCAGCAGGAGCCGGCATATTATACGACAGCTCTGCAGGAGCACCGAAGCCCTTAGACGGGTTATGTGCGTAAAGGTAAACCTTACCGCTCCTATTCCTAAGAATGCCGCTATAAGTTGTGTTATTGCTTCTACCGATCATGCCGTCAGTTTGCCCGGCGCTCGTATCAAGCCTGATCTCATAGTAATCGACGTCCGCGTTGCGAACCTCTAACCAGTTAAAATTGGCTTTATCACTAAAGGAGATCGAGAAGCCCTGCGGAGCATTAGGAACCTCGGTCTTCATGGCTACAGTAATGCTTTTAGTAGTACCCTGGGATGTATTCCCATGTACGTCCTTAACTACAGCCTTCACTTCATACGTATGACCAAGCTCACAGCCGCTGATCGATACAAGACCGTTACCAGATCCGCCATATTTCCACGCTGCAGATCCTTCACGATACCAGATCTCCACAGTATCAAGGCTGTTGATCTGCGGCATATCGAATTGAGACACAACGTCAAAGGATAATACACCATTCCCGATCTTGTAATACTTGGTATACAGCGTTAGATTGCTAACTTCCGGGATATAATAAGGGACGATCTTATATTGGTATTCCTGGACCTCATCAAGGCCCTGCTCATTGCTACCAAATAGGTTCAAGGAGGTGAATTTTAAATAGATCGTCTTATTGATATCTTCCTTCCTGTATGGGTGCCGGAATAAAGCCTCATCAACGCGGATAAACCGCTCCCCAGCACTATGATCGATCGCCTTAGTTCCGTATTGGCCACGCACTAATCCTTTGAGCGTATACCAATTATCAGGATGCACCTCAACGGTTTCATAACTAAAGGCCTCACCATTAGCCCAGCATAAAGTGTTAGCACGTTCAGCATCGACATGCGTCGCAGTTTTTAGAACGCCTTGATTGATCGTGACATTGCAGAAATTACCATCAGCCGCGAATCCATACTTAGTCCGGCCCATGCGGGCTTGTTGCGTTATGGATCCTATACGGCGATAGCTTTCACCGTTGTCAGATAACCACACAGAACATCCACCCCAGCCACTAGGAGCATTTACGCCTACGAATACCTGGTTACCTCCCACATCCCCGACCGTTTGAAATATCGCGACATCGTTCACACTAGGCGCAGGCTGGTTATAATCGATAAACGGCCGTTCATTTTCATGCACGTTGTACTTAGCCGGCGCATAAGTTCCAGGAGGCTTTCCTTCCGCCGTAATTTCAAGCTGCCCGTCTGAAGCTTCAGACACTGACGTTATAACAACGATCTGCTCACGTAAACCACAGAGCTCGTCTGTAAGCGTTACAAGATCGCCAGGCTCCAGCCTACAAAAAGCCCAATCCAGGCGGAATGTGTACTGGTTCTTAGAGTACAGACGCTTCATGGCTAATTGTTCAGCGTAGTATTGAGCGCGGGCCTTTGTATATAGATAGTGGGCCGTTTTCTTAGAAGCAGGCTTCAGGCCGTTTTTTTGAACGTCTGCAACCACCTCGAAGGCTACTGTCTCCTTCTCGTAACCATTGGCACGGTTTATAAATTCCACCGTAGCCTGGTTATACGTTTCAGAGCTATCCTTGCGCTTGTATACGATCAACTGGCCATCACTAGCCGGGATAAGATCATCAGCCGTCAAATTGTATTGGATTTGATTGTAAGGACTCCAGTCCTTGATCGGCTTATCCGCAAGAGGTACGATCTTTAAACGATCCGTGCTCCAGAATACAAGGCTGTTTGTTATCTCGGCTATATCATTAATAACCGTTTGAGCTTTGGAGCTTTTGGAATCCGGAGGCGTACTGATAAGAATGTCCGCCGCCTTACAATAATGCCTATAATGGTCCAGGCCCTCTATATTGACATCATCAATACCAATCGATCGGAGAACATGGACAATATAATCCGCAGGATTTACGTCCACACCGTCTCCAGTTTCTAAGAGCTTACCTTTGATCTCGAAATTGAACTGCGGCAAGCTACCTTGTTCACCAAGATCTACAACCCCGGCCATATATGCCAGCCCGCTATAAGGGAGAGCCTTCTCCGGATGCTTAGAGATTACATAAGGCCAGGGCTGCTGGCCATGTGCGCCTAGATAAGCAGTAAGCTCGATTTTCTCATTCGGATAGTCGTATATTTCCTTACCACGCCACACTTTACCGATCCCCTGGATCGGGCCTTCACATAAACCAATAGCGCAAGCCACGGTGTATGTATATGTAATCTCGGTATGCTTGGATCCGCCGCCTTTACCAGTACGCGTCGTGCTTCTATGCTCGTGCGGAGTAAAATCATCGTAATAAATAATGTTACCGCTAAGGCGTGTCGTTCCTAGAACCTCAGGGACAACTTCGCCATAGGAGGCGGTGTTGATCATAAAATCGGCGATCATATCCGCCCGGTTCGTGGTATTATGACCACGGCTAAACAGGAAGCCCATTATTTATCCTCCTTTCTAAAGCGATAAACAGCACGCAAGCGACTTTTACCTTTTGCGTCATAGAATAATACATCATCGATGGAAGATAAGATCACCCCTAGATCTACAAAAGCATGTATTACTAGATCGTTACCAATATAGATTGCGCCGTGAGATATACAACGGCCATATTGATATAGGAGGAAGTCCCCGATCCGTATGTCGTCAATAGGAACCTCATCGGCTACCTTTTGGACATATTTCAAATACTTTTCTTCCGATCGGTGAAGATGCCATTCATTCGAATAATTTTCAATAGCTAAGGCGTCGCGATCCATAAGACCGCTGTCCACCACAGCCGCAACAAGTAAATAAGAGCAATCGACACCAACGCCATGCACCATAGTGTTATTCTGATAAGGAGTCCCAAGCCACCGCTTCGCAGCAGCTGCGATCCTTTCACCTGTTGTTGGTTTCATCGTATCGTCTCCTTTAACGGAACATAAGGCGTCGCCCGGTTCCTACTAAAATTATTAAACTTGTTTTTGCACGTTTCTGGCGTTTTATCACAACCAGGGTATATATAAGCTACATCCCCAACGCGTGGCGCTGTATTTGTAGCGCTCATATATACGATCCCGTTCGTGCTACTATCCATGATCTGCGTTGCTTGGCCAGCAAGCGGACCACTGATCCATTCCATACCGCCGGCGGTATAATAACCAGCAGCGAAGGTCGTGTCGATTTGAACAGTATTCGTGCCCGTAACAGCCGTTACAGTAACACGCTTTCTATACTTGGTAATATCAACGCCGCACTCTTTAGAATAGATCGAATAATGGCACTGCGGATAATAGCGCCTGTTTGGATATTCAATATTTAGCTTTTGCACTATAGACTTTGCGTTGATCTTCAGCAAGAAGCCACCGCCCTGCGTTACCTCGCAGATGCCACGAAATAGATCGATACACTCAATCACGCGGCCTGCAGCGTCAAAAAACGCACGCCGGAGATTAAGCGTCGCACCATCTAAGCCGCCATTATGAGCGACCTCCAGAACCGGAACCCCTCCGATCTGATCGCTTTGATTGGCCGTAATTGATACGCTTAACTTATCCACACTAACCGTGCTGCTCGTTGCGATCTTCTCACGCGTTATAATAGGGCCGTCCCCTTTGTAGGTATGGCCCCCATAACTAACATCGGCATCCGTGTCCGCCCAGTAATACGAGATCCCGCTCTTGAGCTTTAGCTCGTACAGATCGCAGGACAGAAACGTTTGAGATGAGCTCAAATGAGCACTTAAAGCCTCGCTAACTTGTTTCACCTAAGATCACCTCACCGTTATCAATTTAAAACTTTTAGATTTAAAGATATCTTTATACACGATCTCGTCTGTATAGTTGCCGCTAAACATAACCTTCCAATAATACACGTAGTCGGCCGTTATAATAGCAGTAGGCGAAACACTGACACCAGGAGCAAGCCTAATTACACCCTTGTCAGATACAGCGTTCACAGGGGATCCGTTCGCATAGAGTTTTAAGTTCTCAATATGTGCCACAGGCTCCCTGAAATCACCATATAAGCGAACAGCCTGCCATTCAGACTCCGCACCGGTTCCAAGACGTATGCCTTTTTCTTCGTAATCCTCTGGATCTAGCCAGAGAAAAGGGATCGTGCCGCCCTTAACGGATGCATAAAAGCCCATAAGACGCTTATGCTCTTCAGGGCTAAGAATAGCGAACTCGGTCGTGATCGTGTACTGCGGATATTGCCACGTCGTCATTGTTCTGACGCGGCCACTGCCTGTGCGTTTGGTTTTTGTGTCCCATTTTTGCGCCTTCGTAGACTTCCACGCAAGGGTCTTTATATCTGGGAATTTGATCAGATCTGCCATATTACCACGTCCCCTCTTGAGCTACGAATTCACGATTCTGGTTCACAAAAAATTGACGCAAAGATCGTCCTGCAGAGTTTTCAAGCCAGTCGCCAAAGGACTGCGCGTCCATAGCGGAGACATTGAAGGTGATCCCGCCACCAGCACCGCCACCAGCACGTGCGATCCCGCCGCCAATTTCGTCATAAGTATTCTCGCTGAGAGGTAACACAGCTTCTTTATACTTACCTTCCCCGATTTCAGCATACGTGGATCCGTAGGCAACGCCACCGCTCGCCAGTTTAGGCAAGTCCAGCTTTCCGGATCCTAAGGATGCGAAACTTGTCGCACCATTGGCAAGGGATAAAGTCGCGCCGGCTGTTGTATTAGCAGACCATGCAGCCATACCAGCCGCAGCACTAGCACCGAATGTGGCCATAGATACTTGTTGAGCTAGGGCAGCCCATGCAGGGTATTGAGCGTTAGCCGTAGCGATACCCGTTGCAGCTTCCTGACTTTGTAACATTTTACCGAATACGGCTTTTTTAACCATCGCAGCGATCCAACCAGCAATAAAGTCAGCGATCGTTTTCAGAATCGCCTTCCCGATATTTTGGATCGCAGACATTAACGTCGTAGTCCCCTGGATTAAACCGGAAATGCCGCTTTGCATGCTGTCAATACCAGCGTTTAAAGCGTCAAATAATAACTTCTGGCCATTCCAATGAGAATCGATCGTGGCCTGCATATATTCGTCCATCATTTCCTTGATCGTGTCTTGCTGTTGTTTCCTAGCGACATATTCATCGTTAAGAGCAACCTGCAAGGCCTCGAAGTTTTGCGTGCGCATAGCTTCGTCGATCTTGTACTTTTCATTGACTAGATCGTTATGTTGCTGGAGTGCCTTTTGATTGTAATCACGCTGGATCGCTAACAGTTCCTCGTTCTTCATAGCTTCATAGGAGATCTGGCCATCGGCGTTTATACTAAACGCGATATTGCGTTCTTTTAGGAGTTCTATATGCTTTTGCTGCTGCATTGCATCCATTTTTATGAATTTGTCTTGCATTTCAGCATATCGATCCTCGACCTCATCGATCGAATCAATATAATCCTTTGCCAGCTGCATCGCCGGAGATACAGAACCAGTGCTGTCCTTATCGGCAGTTTTAAACGCGAATGCTTTTTGCATATCGCGAATATCTGTCTCGATTTCCCGGAGCTTCGCCATTTCTTCTTGTTTGGCCTTGATACGTTTATCGGCGTAAACTTCATCAAGGAGTTTCAGATCCTCGTGGTAGTTTTCGTTGGCAGTTTTGGACTTTTCAAGTTCCTCGCGTTCTTTCTTATATTGCAACTCGATCAGCTCAACCTGGTTTCCTTGCATTTCTAAGAAGGACTGCAAGATCTTTTCATGAATCTGCTTGGCTTCTTTTGCTAGATCCTCGCCACTTCCCTTGCTACCTTTGCCACCGCCACCACCTTTGCCGCCTTTACCTTTACCACCTCCGGTGTCATAGTCGCCACCGCCACCAAAACCACCTGTATCGATGTCTCCGCCACCGCCACCGGATAAGCCTGATGTAATTTGGCCCATAATATCGCCGGCAGTGTTAACAATATCTTGTGCAGTATCAGCAGAAATGGTGTCTACTTGTTGAATGGCAGTAAACGTGCCACCGAAGAACTTCGCAACCTTATCACCTACGCTGTTAAGTTTAGCAATAAGCCAGTTCAAAGCCTCGATAATTTTATTCACGCCCCAAACTGCAGTATGTACGATCGTAGAAAATACAGAGGATAACGTGTTACCAAAGCCATTACTTGCAGCCGCAGCTGTAGCGAATACTGTTATAAGCGTTAAGATGACAGATATGAGCAACCCTACAGGATTTGCTTTCATAACGACGTTCAAGATCCTCTGAGCTGCAGCAGCAGCAAGAGTTCCACTTCTTAATGCTATATATATGCCACGCAAGGCAACCATCCCGCCGGATAGTACAGCAGTCACTGCAGCAGTTCCAGCCATAGCCGCACGCAATACGCCCATAGCAACAGCGTGGGCTTTTGTTGCAGCAGCGGATGCAAGCTCTACAGTTTTAAGCGCTATGGATTTAACTGTTAACGCAGCGGTCTGCGTACTACACAAGATCAAAGTCGCCTTATATCCAACAAAAGCGGCTGTAACGCCAGCAATCGCAACAGCTACAGCCGGCATACTTGTTATAAAGAGCTGCGCAAAGCTAGATACAATGCTTTTTCCAGTATTGATCACCACAGACAAGGCACTGAAAGCACCCCTGATCGTGGCAATAGATACTTGAGCTGCAGCAGCTACAACCTTAAAAGAAAAAGTCAGTTCGTTAAGCACTCCTTGAAGCAGATCCGAACTGGCCATATTTCCTATTTCTTGCATTACAGGCGCGAAGGCCGTGATTAAGTCATTTTGTAATTTAGTACCGATGTCTTGGAACGTAAGCGGGATCTCCGCGAACTTTTGGTTTGTTTCCTCGGCACTATTAAATAGCGCATTTTTGATAATATCGGCAGTAATAAGGCCCTGAGAGGACATTTCCTTTAATTGACCTACAGACAAGCCCATCTCTTGCGCAATAGACTGCGCGAGCATTGGAGCATTTTCCATGATCGATCGGAACTCATCCCCCTGGAGCTTGCCGCTGGCCATAGCCTGCGTCAACTGATACATAGCGGATGTCGTCTCTTCAACGCCAGCCCCGGCAATTTTAAATTGCTTGTTCAGTTGTTCCACAAAGTAAACGGCCTCGTCATTAGAGGAGAAGGCATCCTTGGCAAGTAGGTTCAGCTTGGCCACACTATCCGCCATATCCAAATAAGATCCGCGCGAACGATTAGCCGCAGCGGCGATCTTATCCATGATCTCGGCAGTAGACTGGCTGCCATCATTTATTAGATCGATACGAGCACGCAACTGCGTGAGTTGATCCGTTGTTTTAATGGCGTTTACAGCCATGTCTTTAAGAGCACGACCAGCGGCCTCTATACCAATTGCAGCACCAGCGAACGCAGCGCCACTTTTAGCGGCATCCATAAGGCCCGGAATTTCAACACCGAACACCTTATGAGCTTTAGCCTTAACCTGATCCAGGGAAGCACTAATGCTTTTACCTAAGGAGCTCTCAGCCTTTCGAGCGACACGATCAAGAGCTTGTTCCGCGCTATTAGATGAGCCTGTAATTTTAACATTAATTTGAGAATCGGCCATACTTTTATAGCTCACCTCCTGCCTGTCTAAATTCTTCCATGAATAACTTCTCCTCGGCCTTGCGTTTGGCTACAGACATTGGATGCAACTGTTTCATAATATCCTCAACTTGCAGCCTTTTATTGCCAGCAATATGAACATTGGTCATAATACAGGTGAAATATGCCTGCCTACGATCCTCAATTTCAGATCGTAACTCATACCCTTCTATTAATTTGTAGTATTCCATAGGGCTTAGATTTCTAAATTCCCAGGGCTTCAAATTTAAAGGGCCGTAGGCCATGCGCTCCGCTTTCGTTATCCATAAATTAAAAGAAGGGGACGTGTAGTCCCCTCCTAGTTTTTTGAGTCGATCACCTCAGCCTCGGCCGCGGCTTTTGCTTGATCGTCTGCTTCATCTGGGAATAACGCATAGTAAGCAGCCTTACCAAACACACCACTTCCAATCAGAGCCTGAACAACTAATTGAACAAGATCGCTGTATTGTACAGAGCCCTCGTCAAATAGTGTTTGTAATTGATCCTGATAGTAGATATAATCGCGTTTTTTACCGTGCTGCTTCATGCCTACGACGAAAGCAGTAATAAGTTGATTAAACGTCATAGTTCCGCTTTGTACGGCCTTGAAGATCGGCTCGCCCCATAATTGTTCAAGTTCAGCGATACGTCCAATGTTAAAGAAGATCGTCTCGCCAGGGTTAAATAGATTACATGTGATTTTTTTCATGAGTGCGCACTCCTAACTATTTAAAATTATGCTTTTTTCAATTCGGATAAAGGACCAGCACCGTTTAGACTGCCTTTATATGTAGCTACATCGTCATGTGGCGTGTTCAAGGACAATTCAGTGATGGAAGCTAAGCCCGTCATATAGGACTTGTCAGGATATTCAAATTTAAGATGAACAAGATCGTCATTCAAGAACGCTTTTTCTAAGAGCTGCAAGCTCTCCTCATTTGGCATAAGAAGCGTTTCAAGATCGATGGACCATTCTTTCAAACCAGGGATGGTATATTTCCAGCCGCCGGAGTTCTTGTTAGATGCGTCGATAGAGTCGGCCTTACGAGAAACGTCACCGGAACGTTGGCCGCCCAATAGAAGCCATTCCGCGTTTGTAGTTTCGTCAGTGCCTACATTTAAATAAATAAGATAGTTCTTACCGGCAGTAGGCATTGCAGCCTGTTGCGGTTTATAAAGTTTTTTTGCTGTAGCTGGTTGAGCTGGCATTAGTAGATACCTCCGTTAGTTTTTTCTTTTAAATCAATAAGGCTCATAACAAACCTATACTGAGTCCCGATCAAGGGACGTATGGAGTCATGATCGCCTATTTTACTTGTACATTTCAGATCGATAATTTGAAAGCCGCAACCTTGAAGGACGCACGCGTCGGGATCTAGTTCACCACAACGCGTCCGAAGATCATTCATGATCACCTCGAACCGATCCTCCAGATTGGCTAGGACTTCATATCCTATGGCCATATCAGGGTTATCGCTTCGCCCCCATACTTCGATATAAAGTTCTTGTTGCAGCTCGGACTGTATCGAGTTATCACCTGGCGTGGTTTCGCCACGGATAATCATGATCGTGCCACCTTCATCGACGCCTGCAGCTTGCGGACGCATAGCCCCAAGCATAACGTCAAACCCAGCGCCACTGTCTACAATAGCCTTCTTGATATGCTGCATTAATTCAATCCACATATTACCCCCTGAAGATCTCAACTGTACGATAACAAGCATACTTCTTAGGATCGCCCGTCAACTCTTCTGGCGTAATTTGTTTTTCAAGGACTGAAATGCGTTGATCAATATAAGACAACTTTTTACTGTAGAAGTCGTCCGTCGATCCATCGCGCGTATAAGCACCGGGGAGAGCATACGCCTTGTCTACGCACACAGAACGGTATATATAGAGCATTACCAGTTCATCAACCAGGAAGCTCCTCACAATATCGCCCTGTTCAACGCCTAGACGTTTAGCGAACGCATACAACCCCCGCTCCGCACGATCTACATGGGCCTGCAATACCTCCTTACCCAAGAGTTCGTCGGTAAACTGCAGATCCTCATAAACATATAACATAATAAGCCTCCTATAGTTCTAGTTTGATTTCGCGGACCGTATCGCCCAGCCATTGGCTTCCCGCGATATCTTTTAAGGCCGTATTTGTAGCCTTAGCGAAAATCGAGAAAACGTCGCCCCGTTTACGTTCTAGCGCTTCATATAAGAATGGATCCGCTTTTGTACCAGGATGGTGAACTTCTTTCGCGAATAAGAAGCCATTTCCAGCTATAGGTGCCCAGCGTAAAAACCGCTTACGTTTTGGTCTAATAACATGCGGCCGCGTTCCATTATGCACAAATGGCCCGTAAGGAGCAGCATATTCATCGATATATACGGTCCCTACATTGGTCCCGTTATCGAAATTGAACTTAGCCTCAACCGCACGCTCTAAACTAGCAGTCCTGGAAGTAAAGGCATGAGTCGCCTGAGCCTCCTCTTGTACCATAAAGGTGCTCGATTTAACGGCCTGTCTCAACCGTCGCTCGAACACCTCGCCAGGTAACATGATTACTCCTCGTCTTTCTTGCTGCCTTTTTTAGCTGGAGCTTTTTCAGGCTCTTTTTCAGGCTCTTTTTCAGGCTCTTTTTCAGGCTCTTTTTCAGGCTCAAGATCCTGAACAACAAAGCCTTGATCAATTAAAAGGTTAGCTTCATATTCGGAAGCCACATATTGAACCTCATTAAATCTTACTAATCTAATCATAAAGAAACCCCTTTCAGAAATTATGCGCCAGTATTTACGCGGATAGAAGCGAAGCGTTGCTCAGGGATCCATAGATCGTGGTACTTACGATAATCGATCTTCCAAGCGTCGCCACTTTGGTTAGTATCTGGATCGAACACGCGAACCTTATCAGTTTTAGAAACAGCGATCGGCGCACGTTGCGGCATAATAATCCAGTTGATATCTTTTGCAGCAGTATCAGCTTTGAAGCCGCCCGCTTGTTGGTTTGCAGTTTTACCGTCTGCGAATACATATGCTGTCTTCATACGAGCGGATGGAACGCCTAAGATCGGAATTTCATTAAAGGATTTAACCTTAGTATCAATCGCACCAGCGCGGAACTGAGTGACATCCAAGTATTTATTGAATTTGTCTGCGTTGTTCAAGATCGTGCGCAACTTCGTGCTCATTACGATCACCAAGCCTTCATCTTCGCCGATAACGTCTTGAATTTCAGTGATATCAGCTTCGATCTTTTCAAGAATAGTCGTAGCTGTAGGAGTAAACGCAGCTGTTGTTCTGTTTTTAGAAGTAGCAAGCGCTGCGATTTTACTGTAACGATAAGCATCAATTTCAGGGATTACCTGTGTGCGTTGGAACTCGCCCATAACTGTGCCAGCCGTAGCGACGAAATTCGTCTCATTTACGTCCATAGAGTCAAGGGAGAATGTACGTCCGCGATCTTGCGTCATTTTGTAAGGCGTGAATTTCAAAGTAACGGATCCACGATTAAAACCTTCATCGCGGTCATACTTTGCTAAGCCTTGCATAGAGATTTCAGGAATATGAACAGTATCGCCACCGTCATATTTAACTTGGCCCGCATTTGCCTCCATAAAGGAAGAAGTTGCACCAGCGAGCATTTGAGCATCCAAAACCGTTTGGAATTGCTGGGAATATTGAAGTGTGTTAACTGGCATTTATTAGCCCTCCATTTGATAAAAATAAATTAAATTTTCACACCAGCCGCAGCTGCGAATTCATTCAAGACAGAATCAGCAGATGCACCAGATCCGCCTTGACCGCTGCCAGGATTGCCTGCAGCTTTAACAGCCCAGGTTTTACCTTGTAACCATTCAGCAGTTCGATCCTGGATCGTTCCGATCGTGCCGTCCTCTTTCTGATAACCATAAGAGCCGTCCTCTTGCACTTTTATGTCATTAGCGACCAGCCGTGCGAATTCTTGCGGATCTACCGCGTTCGCCTTAGTAAATGCGTCGAGTGTTTGCGCCATGATTTCAGATTGAATGCGTTTAGCCTCGGCTTCTTTTGCCTTAGTTTCAGCAGCCTCGAACTTTTCATTCATAGCTTTTAATTGTTTTTCAAGAGCTTTGTATTCTGGAGAGTCAGATCCGGCCCCTGCCTTCCCTTCCAATTCGGACACACGCGCGCTGAGCGTATCGCGCTCACCAGTTAAGGCGGTAATTTGGCCCTGTAATTTTTCACGCGTACTTTTTGCCTCATTATTAAGGCGAGACGTCTCCCCCTTAATAGTTGAGATAAGATCTTGACCGTTCTCCAATTGTTCGAGTGCTTGATAAACTTCTGCGATGTTCATGTTGTAACCTCCGTAATAACATGAGAAAAAATTTATGTAATTGACCTCCGTCTAATTACACCAATATAAAAAGTGCCATACTATCACACATAATATGGCACTTCATAACAATATTTATTTTGGTTTTCTGGCCTCATATACTTCCGACGTCCAACCACTAGCAGTTTCTTGCCAGTTAGCTTTGCCAGTCAGTACCTGTTCGCGACCATTCACACCAAGCAACACTTCTTGATGCTGCTTAGATAATGATTTGATATATTCTAACCCTGATTGTTCAAGATTATTATGTCTTTTATTAACATCAATATCGAGCTCAGTCATAGGCTTAATATGACACATACAATGCGGATGTGCTGGCAGTTTAGGGAACTTGTCTTTAGGGTAAACACCTTTGCCAAGTCCGTATAAATCAGCATTAGCATAAAAGTCGCATATGTCATATCGTGGGTGATTAGCGGATAACTTCCATTGAAAGGCAATGACGTCCTCATCATCTAAATATCTGTTCATTTGTCCGTCAGCATAAGCCCTTGCATTTTCAGTCCTTGCTATTCGTTCAGCATGATAACGTGCTTTTTCTTGAGTAGCACTATAAATTGCCTTTTGCAGTCTAATTTCGTTGCCATCTTCAACGGCTGCAGCTACTTCATTATAGGCAGCCCTAACATAAGGAGTATCGAGCCTTGATATTTTACCTTTAACGCTACGCAATAATTCACGTTGTTTACGCTTAGCCTCTGGAGTAGCCTCACCAGTAATATTTATATCAGATAGCTTGCGAAGAAATTTAGGTATACTGGCCTCTGGAATAATACCGCCCTTACCATATCCATCGAATATCGACTTTGCTAAACCCTTAACAGTCTTATTGGTTTTTAAAGCCTGTTTTATGGTGTCAGCCACTTCATTACGTATAGTGCTTGACCGTCTGTACAAACGATTAGAAAGTGTAAGATCATCACTAGCCCAACTTTCTGACATAGCTTGTGAGATACTTTTAGCGGAGTATGGGACATTATCACCATACCCTGCCATAAAAGTATTGACTAATTCTACTTGTAATGTGGCTTTCATCATATCCATAACAGGATATTTTGCATATGCCTTTCTGACGGCCTCATTAGGTTTAAGCCCAAGTGCTAACTGTGCTTTGACTTCTTTTTCAAAGCTATCTATCGCCTTGTTTATTTCCCTCTGCGTTCTCATCTTCTGCACCGCCCTCTACTTCATCATCATTATTGTGATATGTTTCGTCTTGCTCCTGACGTTGAACACTTTCTTCAATTTCTGCCACAATTTCATCGAATGTGTCAGGCTCAATATTAGGTAAGTAACTGTCTAATACCTTTTTGCCTGTTTCAACTTTAAGAGTATTGCTACCGAGTTCTAGATCTAACACGGCCTGAGATTGTGCAAGACTGTCTGTAATATCATTAATTTTGAATTCACGAGGATAGTCGCATTTATAATTTACGTTCGTACCCGTCCACAACTCAAACAATTCAATAATATCGTATTCGGCGCTTTCACACTGTACGGAGAAATCTGCCAAGCGTTGATTTGTACGTTCAAAGTCCCATTGCTTAGCAACACCTGACTTCGCCTCTTGTACACCTATTACAGAATTGATGCCTGACAAGCGATACATGTCGTCTGTAAGCGTTTTAATAGAGCTCATAAGGATCTCAGCTGGGCCACGATCAGGAGCGATAAACCCAGGAGCATGGGATGACTCGGCAGGGTACAACAATACATTGTTGGTTCCTAAAGTAATATCAGCGGCGCCCTGGCCATTATCTGGCAACGTAAGCGTGCTGAAAGTTTGCATATTTAAGATCTGCGTCAATAAAGAGCATTGATGATAGATCTGCTTGTTTGTTTTAGCGATAGACAGGAACTCAGGCGGTGGAAGAATATCTGTTTTTTTGCTGCTACGACCGAACCATTGAACCACAGGCACGCGGCCCAAGTTATGATCGCCATGAGCGATCGTCTTACCTTCCGCATCGCGGACAGCCCAGTTTGTCTTAGTCCATGTGTGAAATTGGATCACAGGTTCTTCCTTGTCATTAAATACCGTGGTTTTATAAGAAAAGCGCTCCAGCTCACCTATATCACTAACCAACCAATCGTAGACAGCCTTAGGTTCGATCGCGTACAGATACGGAAGCTGGCGTTTAGATACCACGTCCGCCATTGTTTCGCCTATCTCGGCCACATTATCAACTAAGACATATATAACCCCATAGAGCTTAGATTGCGTCGCGTTAAAGCGCATAAATTCTTGAAGCGTAGTCCCAAGTCGATCGACGTTATTCATAAAGACTTCTAGCTCCGCGCTTCCGTCTTTGTAATTGCGGGAGATCTCGTCTTTGAAGATCGGATCCACGCAGGCGTTCAAGATCGGAGCTGTATGATTTAAGTAGTAAGCCAGGGACTGTCTGAAAGCGTAGTTTTTAGCATCCTCTCGCGGATGCTTAGGCAAGGCACCACCGGAGGAGAACATCCCCGTGCCGTAATAAGCGTCGTGAAGTAATTCATACTCCCCTTCGCGCATATTTGTTGTACTAGTCGTCGCCATATTCCCTCCTTTAGTAAATATTGGTACGCGTAGACTGATAAACCGGCGCTGTTAGCTTTTCAGCCACGCCCGTGAGAGCGTCTGCAGCGTCGTCATGTTCGTTTTTACCTTCCCTTTGATAGCGGGTTACAGCCTTATAGAATTCAGGCCACCGATCCGCCCAGTTTATAGGGAAGTAAATATGATCCATAACCCAGGTCGCATTGGATAGGATCCGGGCTTGTTTGTTTTTTGATTGGTGGAACGGAACCACCTTCGTGTAATTGCTGTTGTATTCTTCCTTTAATATCCTTGTTACCTGTCGAGCAAAGCCACGACCACCGTTATTGCTTTCAAAGTCTGCAATGTTAACACGGTTACGATATAGCATTTCTGCTACGGCAGGTTCCGTATATTCCATACTGGCTTTTGAGAATACTACATCGAGTATGTAAGCCTCTTTGTCATATATTCCGTAAGTGATACTGGCTAACCAGTCTTCGCCAGTATCAGCAGTATCGGTATAATTCTTTATTTGAGTAAATAGAGGACTACCGTCAGCACCAGTAGGAATATGTTCATAGGTTTTAATGTTTGAATATAGGCAGCCTTTTAAGTCGATTGGTATTTGCTGATAGTTCGCACTGGCTATATCCTCACCCATAGCCCTGCACTTTTCTTTATAGCTTTCATAAGAAAGTACATCATCGCATAGCATAGTGCCATCGTCTTGCAAGGCTTTCATAGTTATTACTTTGGCTTTATCTCCAAAGTGTTCTATTGCCCTACCGGCTAGATCATCAGACGCCCAACGAGTCATGATGATAATTATTTTTCCGCCTTCCTCTAAACGTGAAAGCATTGTATTGGTGAACCAGCTCCAGTGAGCTTCTTTAACGTTTTCATTATGTGCTTCCTCAGCATTTTTAATGATGTCATCAATAATTAAAAGCGAAGCACCAAAGCCAGTAGATGAACCATCGGGCGAGGTCGCTAAATAGCTATTATAACCATCTTTTAACGACCACATATGTGCAGCCCCATCACCCTCTTTAATCTCTACACCACAAAAAACGTCTGAGAATACGGTGATATTCTCATCGGCTTTGATTTCCTTAATAGAATCACGTACACCCTTAGCAAACGACTTTGACAACGTGGCATTGTATGACCCGGTCATTATCTTTTCTTTATGATTTTTCCCAAATGCCCATTTAACTAAATTCTGAGCGGTACGACTTTTGCCGTGACGAGGAGGGAGATTTACGATAAGCACATTGTAAATATCGCTTTCATAGAACTCTTGTAAGGCATTACATAGCTCTACTAAATATTGGCGGTCGGTCCTATAAAAATCACCCTCTAGCAGATGACAATAATAAAAGAACTCACGTCGTGCGAGTTCTCTTTTTGCTTGAACTATGATTTTCTCTTGTTTAGTCATGGCCTATCAACTTCTTAATATCGTCGGTAGATACACCATCGAAAGGGTTATTGACCTGAGCTTTAAGTTCCATTTCAGTTTGGTCCTTTTGTCCCAAGAACTGCTTGCCAAGAAATATTGCCATTGCTGCAGATCTATCAGCGAGTTTCCATTGCTTACGTCGTAAACTTATCTTCCCAGCACTTCTCTTTTCTGAAAAAATGTCGGAGAAAGTCTTTCCGTATGTTCGCTTACACCATGCATTGAGCGTCTTATCAGAAACACCGAGCACAAGCAATATTTCGTCCTGTGTCGCCTGTATCTGACACATAGCTTCAAACTGTTCCTGCTTAATGACTTTTTTCGGTCTACCAGTTCTTGCCATCTCTTAACCCCCTTCCGATTTTTTCCACCTCTCATTGAGAATTTTAGGTGTGCAGCAATCCCAATTTACACGGTGATGCATCCTCATATGCTTATCACCCATTGCAGCAACTTTAACACATGAGGGCGAATACATAACAGAATAGAACGACTTAACATAAGTACCACTATCGAGGTATATTTCCGTTAAGCCCCCTTTATTCTTTTGTGTCTGCCCTTGGTTTAACATAAAATCCATCGTCGTGAATATTAAATGCCCGGTTTCACCATATCGAACATACATCGTTGTATCTTCATTAATACGTCCATAAAACTTGAAAGGCCTATCGGTTCGACAGAAAAAACTATTCATAGCTTTGCGTAGTAATTTCTTTTTGAAATTCCCATTATCTACGCCACCAATATAATCACCACCTTGTGCCAATGCTACTGTAATCGCACCTGTTTGATCTAAGAACTTTACCATAGCCATAAAAATGTCATCCAGTCGTTTTGTTGTACACGATAATAGTTTGCCATTGCACTCATATCGATGAGCAAAAAGGTTATAATCATCATCCAACACTAAAAAATGGATAAGTCCCATTTCTTCGGCAATAGTATGGCAATAATTTCGAGCATAGATAACACCTTTTAATTCCGGTTCAAGATCAGCAGTGTCTACAAGTGCTGCAGCATCTTTTTTACTAAATACACGTACAGTATCTTCACCATACTTATCGATGTAAGAGTTTCGCATATCATCCTCATCATCAATTATGATGTATATCTTGCCTGTATACCCTTGTTTGATTAAAGTTTGATATGTTTTAACATTACCAGCTCGACCATGACTCAAAATAAACACTGCAAAATTATTGTCCATCATTTTCATCACCTAAAATCTCTTCAAGGCTACTAGATAACTGCACATACCCATTTTTAATGGCATCATCATAATCAATAATAACTAATGCTGACCGTTCCATAAGATCCTGCATTTCAGTACTAGCATTTGCATAATATTCAGCAATTCGCTTGTAATTAAATTGATTGTGTCGTTGAGCCGCTTTCCTTAGAAAATCTTTTTCCGTATCGCTCAGATTGCTATCTTCAATCTCCATTAACAACGCTTCTGTTTTTGAATCATCAATACAGCTTTCAAGCGGTACGACTTCGCCTGACGGCTCATATTGAGGGATATTAATATCAGTAGTATAGGTATCATCAACCTCATCAAGGGCCTCTGTATTATCTAAAAAACCGAATTCCGACATATCAATTTCAAGGATTCCTTGCAATTCCTCTATCATAGCATCAGGATTCCACGTAGCGAATTCAGATACTTTGTTATCGGCTAGTCTAAATGCTTTCACCTGTTGCGGAGATAAATCATCGGCCACAATACAAGGAACTGTATCCAATCCTAACTGTTGAGCTGCTCTGTATCGGGTATGGCCTGCAATAATCACATTTTCTGCATCAACTACGATAGGTACTTTAAACCCAAATTCTCTGATTGAATTGGCTACAGGTTGTACCGCTACATCATTATGCCTAGGATTATTATCATATGGCTTTAATTCTGATAGTTGCATTTCAACAATATTCATGATGATTCCCTTTCTATAATTTAATATATGGCGGTAGAGGTAGGATTCGAACCCACGCACGCATTAAACGTCTATCTGCTTTCAAGGCAGTCCCCTTTGACCTCTTGGGTACTCTACCATGTAAATTTAGGCATGAAAAAAGGACACCTGATTCGGTGTCCTTTTCACAAAACTGTATGCAAGAAGGTGTATATAGTCGTGTCGATTTCGTCATTAGGAGCCACTTACAATTTATCGACACTATCATTATAAAACACCCATATTGACATGTAAATGACAGTTTTGTGACAATTTGTCAAGTTTCGATTGCATGCAATTAAACTGCTTGGATTCCCCATATTAATAATGCCATGTCGTTCTCCGCCTGTTCTAAATAGCGATATACTGTCCGCTTTTCAACATTCAATTTGTCAGCTACAGCATCGACATCTAGCTTATCAATGTAAAAATACACTAGCGATTTAAAGTACGGCTGATTGCGATAATTACATTGTTTTCGATACACATCAAGCATGTTATCGACATGCTCTAATATCAATTCTGTACGTCGCTTACTAGCGAGAATAGATTCAACACGCAATACGCCTCTACGATTAAATAGCTCGGTTAAAAGCAACTGCAGATCAGTCGGAACACTGCTTTCAATGTCAGCTATGGCATTTTCACAATGCTCTTTAAGCTCATTGTACCCAGCTAATAGCTTTTTTGTATTCTTTCTTGCCTGCTCCCGCTTTTTAGCATGGTCTTTCTCGATCCTCTGCTCATAAATTTCTATAGCCGTTTCAGTAGCTAATTTGACAACCACATCAATATCAGTTATCGCTTGCACCTGTTCCAATTCTAACACCCCCATAACCCTATAATTTGCTTTGTGTAGCTAATGAATTACGCTGCTTTTTACACCAATTAATGGATCTGTTATGAAACCCTGTTAAAAACCCTCTAATCGGGGTAAAGTCCTCTGCAGTTTCTTTTTGCAAATCATCCAAAAACTGTAATTGTAATTTAGCTTCATATTCAAGCATATTTTGTGTTTCATCCAATACCGACACAGCCCCTGCAAGAATCATCTCATCAGATATGTTGTATCGGCTATCTAATAATTTTAGTAGCTTAACCAAGGTTATATATATAGCTCTTTTCATCCCTGCCACCTGCTAGCCTTACTTTGTCCACTCCAGCATACACCGTATATCCACCAGTCCAACTTGTTCGACCGTTGTCATAATAGTACACAAATCCGTTTTCAAACTTTGCAAAGTGCCGTTTCAATTCCACCTTTTTTTTGGACCAATATAGGTGTATCAACAGGCACTTTCGCCCAGTCTATGACCCCCAATTCTTCGGCAATCGAAATGAACCCACGAACGTCATCAAAGCAAGGGCAAATGGCACTTGTTAATCTAGCAGTCAGGCCACAGTCAGCTTGGCAATAGTACCCATTATCCGGGTCATTAATATCTCCACCCACTAATACTGGACGACTAACTGTAATATATAATTTATGGTTATTCGCTCTAAAAATATAACGATACCCTCTATCATATAACTTTTGCATTAGCCATTTGCGGCCTTGTTCATCTGTAATCATTATTTGACCTCCTACTCCATAAGAATCCCGTTAGCGTCTACCTTGTATGTTTTTGTTTCAAGTACTACATAGCCAGTATTTTCATAGCCGTGTTTCTTTTCCCATTTATGAAAGATATTTGTCAATGCATCACTTAATTCATCAATATGTTCTTTCTTAACATCTGTCAAATAATCTTCGGACCACTCAGCAATCTCATCGTCAATTTGATGATTAATTATATCTTCGATTACATATTTGGCATCAACCTCCGGGATACAATAATTAGGATGTCCTATTTTTACAATGGTAGCCCCTTTTCTGTCCGGCTCATCTAAAAAATAATTATCGATTGCACCTTGTATTGTATTGCAAGGTATTCCTGCGTCACCATGAACCGCATCTACCCAACACCATTTATTCTTATCTTCGACTAGCATTTTATCACTCCTCATAAGCATCTATTACATAATAATTTGCATCAGCAACACCATAAACATCATCAATTTCATAAAAAACACCATTAATTCTGATGTAGCATTGTTCATCAGGATCACACTCCTCTAATGATGCTATTAAGTCTTCTATTGTCATAATTTTCTCCTATTTATTAACAGACTTCATACAATCCTCTTGAAATTCATACCTTATATCCGTCGCCTTAGCGTTAAGCATCATAAAAATACTATGATGTGCCGGGGACCTTTCACCGTCTCCATATTGATTAATGAATTTGATTCGTTTACTTGGCACATAGACACTTATATTTATCCCAGTGTACAATTTATGCCGTTTGTGCCCCCCCAGTGTATCCAACGGAAGCAATAAGACACAGGGCTTGCCAGTATTAATGCAACGTTCAATTATCCTGTCCTTATAGCTAAATGGCGGATTAGTGATTAAATAGTCGAATTGATAATCCCTAGTCATGAAATCTCGAATACCATAGACTACTTTGTTATCACTATTCTCTTGTAGAACTTTCACAAAATTGCTGTCTGCCTTATCAAATGGGCAAAGAATTGTACCCCCTTTAGGCGGAGGGAATAAACCCAGCATTTGTCGAACAACATTTTCGGGTGTATACCATTCATCCGTCCTATTTTGATTTGCTAGTACTCTGAGCATCAATACACCACCCAATATATACGCCAGCTTTCTTTAGATCCTGTAATTCATCATCTTTTTTACCGGCTCGAATTAAATACTTCAAAGCATTACCTTTGCAAAACCCCTTAAACTCCTCAGGAGTTAATACAGCCCGTAATACATCAATGCTTTCAATATTTAACCCCGGCAACTTATAATGTTTTGGGCTTTTAACAGCTTCATCGACATCAGTTTTTTCACCTCTAAAAAAATCTCTAATGGCTTTAACTTGCTCCTCAGTAAAGAAAAAGCTATCGTTTGGCTCTTTTTGTATTTCTCCTGTCTCGCAACTCATATAATATTGTTCCCTCCTTTACTGGTATAAATTCAATTTCGACCCTGCTATTTGCTTTATCGATTCCAACTATTTCAGATCCATCATAGTTTGCAACCCACATGTCATCGTCAATAATGCCAGCTTCAGTCAGAATATCTGATGTAGCTTGTAGCAGGCCGACCAAGTCAGGCCAATGTGCCCAGTTAGGCATGTAATAGCGGCACCGTAAGGACACAGGGCCAGAATGATACGCTCGTTTACGATAGAATTGCAACTGTTTAAGCGCTAATGCTTGATATTCCTCAAAGGCTTTTGATGGTAAGACACGAGGATATTTCCCAGCGTATACAACTCGCGAACTATTCTTTTTTGTTGCTGGTCGGCCATAAATTACAAGCTTATTCATTCTTAATGCGTAATCTTTCCTTTTTCACTTAATACACTACCTAATGCATTACGCATCTCAGCAGTAACAATATTTAACAGTTCCTCCGGTGTTTTATTAGCATTCTTCGATGCTAATTGAACTATCTGTGCAACTCCTGCACAAAATCCGATTGTTAAATCAGTGAATTGTCCTTCCATTCCAACTTTAATGCATCCATTATCAAAAACTTCTATCTCAATCTTGGCATTTGGTTTCATTCTATTTCTCCTTAAATTTGTGAAATATCCAACGGATCCCGTTTAGACTTACCTTTAAACGATAGAATAAATGACGTTTCTTTCAATCGATCATAAATGCGGCTATCATAGCACTTCTTAATTTGTTGAACAGATAAATTTGTAGTGATAATAGTCGCTTTTCCTCGTTCAACTCGATCAGAAATGATTGAATCAACCTTACTTGAAACCCATTTATTATCGTATTCTGCTCCGAAATCATCTAGCACAAGTAAAGGGCAATTACGAATGCGATTTTCAAATTTTAGATAGTGTTCAGCTGGTCCCTTACTCAATACGAGCAATGTGTCGAGTAAGCTCATCATTGAAATAAGGTAGCCATTGTATCCCTGCTCAATCGCTCGTCGTAATATACTGATAGCTAATGATGTTTTACCAGTTCCAACTGGCCCCATCATAATCAAGCCCTTTCCACTTTTGATATGCTCATTTAAATGAACGGCATATTTCAAAGCACAATTATACGCATCCTTATCTTCTGGCGGTGCTCCTAGCTGCTTCAATTTAGAGAATGTCATATCTAAATATCGGCCTTTTATGCCATACTGTGATAGATCTTTCTGACACTCAACTACGACAGGTGGTGGATAATGCGGAGTATAGAACTCATATCCACTCTCCTGTTTCTTTATCCCAGTCGACTTCACTGCTGTCTGTTGCTGCCTTATTCTTTCTATTTCCGCTGCTACGTCCATTGCTTCCATTTCCCTTTATCACCTCCTCTTTAACCTTATTGTTAAGAATGGCTGTTATATATCCTATACTGCCTTTACCTCGCTCACTAGCAATAGATATGGCATTAACTACCTCATCAGCCCCAAAGTCAACGACTAAATCATCAATGCGCTCTTTAGTAACAGAACTAATTTCTCCTATCTCGCTCATATAGACTCTATAGACCTTAGATTGAGTATCGTTTAATTTAGTGTCGGACTTTTCAAGCAGATCATTGATGTCAATATCATCTGAAGCATTTGCTTCGTTTTGCTTCACTTCGTCGTGCTCATCAGTAGAATAGAATATAATATCTTTATTTCCTTTCTTTCCTTTGGCTTCGTTTGCTTCGTTGCTTGAAGCATTTGCTTCGTTTTGCTTAATAGTTGCCTTTTTTCTCCCTCGGCTTTCACCACTAGCCAAACCGCCAAGACGCCCAGCCTCTCTGCGTTTCTCAGAAATTTTTCTATATTTTTCTTCTCGTAATTGTCTCCTTTTTAAAAGAGACGGAGACCAAAAATATTCGCCATCAGTTTGAAGCAAATTGCAATCTTCAATCAAAGAATCAATGAAAAAACGAGCCAAATCTGTTTGCTTCAAGGGTGCTTCGTTTGCTTCGTTGCTTGAAGCATTTGCTTCGTTTTGCTTCCAAAACTCTAAATTGTCAGAAATTTGAAATGTTACTGCCAATCCAGCAAAGGTGAATTTGTTATAAGGAAGTTTGCAATCTTCCTCAACAGCCAAGCGTTCAATTAAAATCCACCACCACGCATATGACACCATACCGTGTAGCGAAATCATAATCATGATTTTAGGGTCACTTAGTGCGCTTACATCGTGGCTAAAATAGTTTGTCAACTTAGCCATAACATCATCCCTCTACTTCCATCTAGTAACAAATATATCCATAACCGAGCACCCCAAAGCCTGTGCCCATCGAAATCGAGTTGAAGATTGAACCACATCTTTGCCACTCAACGCCTTCACAAGTGTTAGAGGCGAACAATGCGCCTCTTTCATAAAATCCAGTAACGTCATTTGCTTATTATGTAATAAGCGGTGAAATACATCACTACGTAAAAACATATATCCCCCTTATTTATCAAACATTTCATTGATGTTATTATCATCAATTACTTCCCCTGTATCCGCATCAACAATATCATTGCCGACCATAAAAGTATCACCAGCCGCATCTAATGTTTCGCCATCAAAGTCAGTAACTGTATGACCTTCACTATCAATCGTAATAACACCGCCGTCATTTTCTAATGCAGTAGCTAACGCATTAGATCCTTGCATTTCAATGGACAAGATACCATATTTGCTTAACAATCGTTTGAGTACAGTCTTAACCGCCATCGTATGGAAGTCAGTCAAGCCCCAGCGGTCTGTACCGCCCTTATAATTTCTAGAGTACTTTTTGGCGTGAGCCTGCATTTCCTCAATATCCATATATAAGAACTTTTCAAACCCATTAATGAGCTTAAAATAGGCCATGTACCCAATAATTTCATCCCCGGTACGTTCACCAAATTCATATTCGCCAGTAAAGCGATTAACACACTTTACTTCGCCTTCGTATACAGGCACGGCGTTAATAGCCTTATATTGCCCGGTTCTCATAGCTAGTTGTATATAGCCTTTATAGCCCAACTGAAACTGAGCTTCATAACGGTTAGTTTTTCCATTGTGAAACGGAATGATATAAGCAAACCCAAAATTCTGATTTACAGGCAAATTCATTGCAGCCGCCGTGGCACCAGCACCAATAATGGTGGCTGGGTCGGATTTCATCAATAATTCGTTATTATTAGCAACTGCTAATAAAGAGGAAATAAAAGCTGCCGAATTTTTACCAAGAATTTCGTTAAACCGGTTTTTAATATTGTCGTTTGATAGTATTCCTTTAAGAGAATTATCCTGCTTTGCAGGTGCTAATTTGCTTGTTTTTAGAGTTACGTCTTTAGTTGTTGCCATTATTTAATATCCTCCTCAAATACGATTACTTTATTCTCGAGATCAATTCGCACATTGCTAATATCTAGCTCTAATTCACTGCGAAAATCTAAAATTTTAATTTCATAATCATCATCGACTTTTTCAAGTAATGATTTAAGCCATTCTGCCGTCATAATAATATAGCCTCCATTATTTACAACTGAATTGAGTCCGTGAAGGCTCATTTTTTATCACATACTTACTGAATATATCAGGATAATCTGCAGCCAAGCCCTTTTTATCAAATCCATCAATAGCCTTTCTATATTTCCATGTGATTTTATGCTTATTGGTATAGCCTACTTCATTATTGGCTAATAGCTGGCATAGATTATTTTGAGCCTCTTTGGCCCGTTCCTCAGCGTCCTTTTTATCGGCCTTAGCTTTCAAATACGCTTCAGCATAAATATCGGCGGAATCTTCTAATTGAATAGACTCAGGCTGAGTGTTGGAATATAGTTGCCGTAATGCCTCTTGGCACGAATCAGATCCATCAACCGCTGGCATAGTGTCAGTTAATACGAACGACCAGAACTCTTGCGCCGCTTCAATAATTGCCTCTATAACGTTATCGTTACGAGGAATTTCTTTGTAATAGTAATCATTGCCACCAACTAATGCAGCAATCCACCAACTCTTTTTACCAGTGACAGCCATATAGTGCTGACACTGAATGTAATAGGCATCAGGGACGCTGTCCCCTTGCCATTCATCCACTTTAAATGCGGAGGCTGTTTTGCACTCCAGCCCCGCATCAATGCCTACAATTTCCCTATCAATATTTGCTAATAAAAACGGATATTCAACGGATTGTAGCGTGAAATTATTATTTCTGACACTATACCCGGTGCGAATAGCAAATTCATCTGCAACAATACTTTCGAGCTTTGTCCCCCAATATGTAAATCGATTTCCATCGTCCTTAGATGGTATTGTCCGGCCTGTTTTATCCATCCACACATCAAGTGCAGATCTATAATTGCTTAGGCCTAAAATAGCGGCCATATCTGAACCGCCTATACCACTCTTACGAAACTCTAACCATTCCTCACGAGTGGCCTTATTCGCATCAAACACTTTTTTGTAAGCCATATAATTAATCTCCCTTCTGCTTTTCAAACAATTTAACATCAATATCCGAAGTATTAGGTGCAATCCTATGGCGATACGCCCATGAAAGAACCTTATTATTGATAGTTTTGTTGGTATGCACTGATTTATTAGCATATAATTTTGCTTGCACCAGCAATGCCCCATTGCCTTGGAGTGGTTTTAGTTCTAAGCAAGCTACAAATTTATTAGCTTTCTTAACACCCACAATAATGCATTGCCCCTGCTGAATCTTATTTGTGTAAGATCTAACGCAGTTTTTAAGCGCCACGCCATATTGAAAATCATTCCAGCACCATATCCATGTTCATTAGATACTCCCGTTGCTTGATAAACATCCTTAACCCGATAACCGGTAATAGCTGACATTCGTTTTTCAAACTCTAAACGAAGCACCTTAAATAACATTCTAAATTGGGTGGCATAGTTAATTGCTGCAGATCTAGTTCTACATTGATGCAACATGCCAACATATCCATATAGATTATTTGTAGTGCTTAAAATATGCTCTAAATCATAAATACTGACTTTCTTTTCACCTCTTACATCGTCAATAAAAAGAACCCTCAAATTTTTAAAATCAAAGCGGATTGTTTGATAAAAACGCTTAGGCTGTTTGATGAGCTGGTCACCCATCAATACAACCTGATGTCCTTGCATTTGAAGGTCAACCCAATCTTTACAAGAAACAATAGAGAATCTAATATCAATAGGAATCGCATCAGATTCATTAATAATAAGCCCAACATGTTCACGAGAAGGATTAGAACGATGTCCACAGAAAGGACATACATAATAGTGTGCTCGTGTACAGTACCCATTGCCCGGATGGTAATATTCAGGCCATGTAGCAGAAAATGAGGCATCACAATCAGCATGATAGATTACGGTTTTAGGTGCTTGCCATCCCTGATAGCGAACTACACTATCATGTAATTTTGGAATTTCAAACGAATACAATATTTCCATAGCATTAACCAAATAATTCGTTAATATCAATATCAGTGTTTACTTCTGCTTTAGCTGGCTCAGGCTCAGGTGCTGGTGTAGGATCCTTAGGCGTATTATTCGCCTTTTCTTTCAACTCTGCAGCTCGCTTCTTTCCACTGGCCTGCTTATCATTAGCTGCAGCCTTTTTATCGGCTTCACTAACAATATCAATGGCCTTAATAATAGATTGCGATGCTTTAATAACCGCATTATTGTAATCTAGGGCCTCTTGGAACTCATTAGCATCCTCAGGCGATAATTGCATCGCCCGTTCCAATGTTTTATTATCAGCCTTTAATATTTCCACAACTCGTGTGTAATTGCTCTTATTGTTCATGTATATACTCCTTCTTAAACAACAATTAACCAATCAATGTAATTAGTTCAGCCGCTAATTCTTTTGTTAAATTATCAACTGTAATTTTATTGCCCGGTACTTTATGTTTGCCCATTAATGCCATATATGGTGTCAATCGATTTGCTTGGTCAGCCAATAACCATTTTTTTGCCTTATCAATTAGGGCCTGTTTCTTTGCAGCTTTATCATCATCGGTTACATCTTGAACGGGTTCCTTAGTTTCTACCTGTTCTTGCTCCACTACGGGATCTTCTTTAGGTTCAGTATCATTTGTGATTTTTTCAGCAGATTTAATGACGGTTACCTCTTCTGCAGTAGGTTTCTTAACCTGCTGAGGCTCGCCCGGGGTAGCGTCCTTTGGTCCTAATGTAGATACATCACAATGTGGTGTTACTAATTCTTTAGGGGAAGCACTTGCTGCTGGTGTAGCCTTTTTAGTAGGCTCAGTTTCTGTAACAGATCCATTCATTAATTCGTTATACTCGCTAATTTTTTTTGCTAAGTCTTTTGGATTTTTGAATTCGATTGTAAATTGGTTCATGATATTACTCCTTTTCTAAATATGCTTTAATAGCTTCCATTGTTTTAATAACGTTATCGATATGAACACGAATTTCAACCAATGGCGTCGAGCATCTTTCATTTTTCAGATATTCAATTCGATTAGTTAAATAGCTCATAGTCATCCAGCCATAAGGAGTTGGGAAATTTCCAACTTTTTCATAGCTCGCCTTGATAAACCACGGTTCTATTACATTACCGTTTAATTTTAAAGTTAATTGTTCAAGTTCTATTTTTTTGCTCCTTTAAAATTTTCTATGATATAATGTGATTAGGTTATTATTTAACTAGGGTTGTGCTTGTTCCAGCAAGTGCAGCCCTTTTTCTTTCTTTTGCTCGCATTCGTAAATATGTAGAATGACAATTTTTACAAACACAAACGACCTTTCCAATTGCGGTATTAAATATGCTATAGGTTTCGTGATTAGTTAATTTATAACCGCAATGGTAACAACGTTTCACCATCGAATTATCGCCTCCCCGGTTACCCACCAATATGCAACACCCCATACTAGCAACATAAACAACGTGCCAAAAATAAAGCCTTCAACTATGTCAGCAAGCTGAGGGGCCATCATATTCCGCCTCTCGGATCTGCGACGTCGATATTGTGTAATTCGGTAATGTCGCCATTTCAATGCTTCCGTTCTGTCCGCCATTTGCATGATATTCTTCCCTCCATTCTTCAAATTCTTCTAATATCCCGGGCCGGCTAAAGAAATCAATCATATCTTCAACCAGCCAAGGCCTTACATCCCAGCTCATTCAAAATCACCACCTGCATTGATTGGTTTTACATCAATATTTGTAGCAGTAATAATGATTTGAACATCATTTTTGCCAAATGCTTTGAGCGTATCTCGGATATCACTCATTTGGTCCAGCGTTCCGAGGGGTAAATCGGCAAGCATTGATAAAGCGTCTGGCATCTTCATCACTCTCCTTTTTTAATTCATCTCTACGAATTCTAAATTCGTGAAACAGCTCCATATACTTATGGTGTAATTCTCCAAACTTAGCCACATACGCTATGGCTGCCAGCTCATAACAGGTCTGCATATTTCTAAGTGCATATTCTTCACTCCCACTATCAAGATCTCTTTTGATAGCTCTCATGCGGGCCTTTAAATATTTCTTTAAATTCGACATTTAGTACTCCTTACATACCCAATAATGACAATATGCTAGCTACCAATGCTGCAAATAGCGCAATGTTCATGCCTAAATCGATTAACGACATAATATTCACCTCCTTATAAATCAAGTTCAAATTTAATCGTATACAGATGATGTAGGTACTCCTGATTTCGCCGCTTGATTTCTTCCCTTTCCCCCAGCGGAATTATTGAATGAAATTCGTCATATCTTTGGTTACATACCGCACTCTCAAATCTTAAAATTTCACGTTCAAAGTCGCTTTTGGTATAAGCCCAGTGAGTAATAATAATCATTCCTGTACGTTCGTAATATTCTTTTATCTCTTCCATGGGTTTAAAGCCCCAGCCTGCTTTGTAATTCATAAATGGCTCCTTATAACTTTACATTTAGCTAACTTTTAAATCAAAAAAATATCTTGCATATTCAAATGCGGATCATGCGCTTTAAATATAGTGAAGATTAAACTCATTTCTTTTTGATTAAATCCTCTCTTTCCAGTTTCTTTCTGAGAATAGGCCCCCTCTGAAATCCCTAACACCTTTACAATATCTTGTTGAGTGAGCCCAAATTGATTTCGTAACTCAATCAACTTTGTCTGTTTCACTTTATCACCTCATTTCTTTTATTCACATTTGGTTAACTTCTATGAGTTGATTATACTTCACATTTTGTAAAGTTGCAAATAAAATGTTTTTAAATTTTACGTTTAGTTATTTTACTTTTTCTTTACATTTTGCTAACATCAAGACATAGAGGTGTAACAAAATGAAAACTTTAGGGGCGAGAATAAAACAATTAAGGAAATTAAAACATTATACGGGGCTTGAATTAGCCAAAATGCTAAATGTTGCTGTTCCTACGATATCAATGTGGGAATCTGATAAACGGCGACCGGGAGCGGATATGCTTCAACAGATAGCATCTATTTTTAATGTATCTATCGAATACCTTTTGACAGGTGAACACCCTACTACGGATGATGGATATTATTATGATCCGGAAGTAGCAGAATTAGCGGAGGAAATAAAAAATGACCCCGATTTGCGGTTGTTATTAGACGCAAAGCGGAGCCTATCAAAAAGCGAGATGGAAAGTATTATAAATATCACGAAGTCGTTATTACAAAGGGAGCGGGGGGACGATTACGAGTGATTATAGTTAAGCTAGTAAATTTACCGACTGGCTGCGGGGGATATGTTAGGAAAAACGAAGATGATACCTATACAGTAATACTAAATGCAAAATTATCGCATGCAGAAAATCAAAAAACTTATTTACATGAACTGAGCCATATTAATTTTGCAGATCATGATTCGCCGCATAATGTCAATCATATAGAATCATTAAGACATCATCGTTAATAAAGGGGAAATATTTATGTATTGTTCAAATTGTGGTTCTAAACTAGATGATAATGTAAAATTTTGTTCTAATTGTGGGACACCTGTAACGGGTAATCCCCTACCTACTCCATTGCCGGATGTACAACCAGCAAATGAGATGCCATCTATGCCGGAGTATCCAAAAGAGGTTAACGGGGTAACATTCAATGCAGTACAGGTGGCGCTAGATACTAGATTATTCGAAAAGTCCGGATTTACCGCCACAATAGAAACAGCGGATGAGATTAAGAAAATTACAGGGGCGGGCATGTTAAAATCCTCAAATGCTGCCACCCAAATGTTTAATGATCCATCATTAAAAAGCATTGTTATGGCATATCAAAGTGGCCAGCCCCTATCTATAAATATTAACGTTGATGACGGACAAATACGGTGCCCGAAATGTCATTCAACACAAATCGAAATTGACAAGCAAGGATTTAGTGGTGGAAAAGCACTTGTTGGCGGTCTATTAACAGGTGGGGTTGGATTAATAGCCGGATTTCACAATAAGAATAAACGAAAAGGTGTATGCTTAAAATGTGGGCACAAGTGGAGCATATAAAAGGGAGATTTATATGGACTTAAAGAAGCCAGAAAACAAGATTTGTTGATTTTTTATAAAAAATCTATAATATAAGAACAACGAGGTTAAGCCTCAAACTAAAATTATTATAAGCGGTTTAACCGCAAAAAAGATAAGGTCTTGTTCTTATACGTTCAAGGCCTTATCTTTTTTATTTGTCATAAGGAGCGAACATATGAGCGAAACTACTCAGATAGGTGTTATTTATGCCCGATATTCCTCGGACAAACAACGTGATGAATCTATAGACGGCCAAATAAGAGAATGCATGGCCTATGCAGAACGTGAAGGGATCACAATAACAAATACATACATAGACCGTGCTTTGAGTGCTAAAACGGATGATAGGCCCGAATTCCGCCAAATGATCCTAGATAGCAATAAGCAAGCCTTTAATTATGTGCTGGTATATCAATTAGATAGATTCAGTCGAAACCGATATGATAGCGCTATATATAAAGCAAAGTTACGAAAAAATGGGATACGAGTTATATCCGTTAAAGAAAATATTAAAGATGACCCTAGTGGTATCATCCTTGAATCGGTATTAGAAGGCATGGCCGAATATTATTCAGCAGAATTGTCACAAAAAGTAATGCGTGGAATGACTGACAACGTATTACAGGGTAAATGGGTAGGCACCGTTGTCCCCTATGGATACAAATTATCTAATAATAGGCAGCTAGAAATCAACGAACATGAAGCCAATGTTGTACGTAAATTATTTGATATGTATTTACAACGTCATACACTTAGCGAAATGGCGTCCTATATGAATGCAAATGGACATCTAACCCATAAAGGCAAGCCATTCAATACAAACAGCATTAAGGCCATTATTAGCAATGAAAAATATATAGGAGTCTATTCTTGGGGATCAGAACGCATAGAAAATGCTATTCCCCCTATCATAGATAAGAATATATTTGAAAAAGCACAGCATAAACGAAATTTACGTGCTAAAAAGAAAGGTAATCGAAGTGAGCTATATCAACTATGTGGAAAGCTAGAATGCGGACGTTGCGGAGGAAATTATGTGGGCTCAACGGGTACATCTAAAACAGGTGCCCTGCACCATTATTACGTATGCAGCAATAGACGTCGCAAAAATGCCTGTAAGGCTCAAAATATTAGACGAGATGCCCTTGATGATATTGTCATAAGCCAAACCCTTGCGATACTAAACAAACCTAATGTGGTTAATAAAATAGCTAAATATGCTGCCAGCTCAGGTAAAAATCTTCAAAGCGAAACTGTTGCACAAATTGATATAATTGACGCTCATATTCGTGATTTAAAAAAATCATTAGACAATTATATGACTGCCATTGCAAATGGATTCATTTCTGATGTATTAAAACACAGAATTGAGTCTACCGAACAAGAGTTAAAAGACCAGATTGAGATAAAAAAGAACCTCGAAAATACCATTATCCCTGTAGAGCTTACAGAAGATCATATCCGTTTCTTTTTGCTAAAAATGGCAAAAGAAAATCCTAGCACCCTACGTGGGCGTGCTAGGATTATAGAGGCTTTTGTTCATCATGTGACTATATATGAAGATCACATTGAAATTGTCTTTAATTATAAAAACGAACTTTCAGAGTTCCATGATAAAACTCTTGAAAGTTCGCTTTTAAATGATTTGGTGACCCAGAAGGGATTCGAACCCCTGGCCTTTTGATTCGTAGTCAAACG